GGCTGCATGACGACTACGAAACGATGGTCGCGGCCGTCAGCGTCCGCTCCACGCCGATGGTGACGGCGCGGCGTCCGCACTGGACCTGCTATGACATTCCGGGCTGCCCGGACTAGTCCGGGCGGGCGTCTTCTGACACCACATTTCCAGAGGGGGAATGACAAATGGGTTTTGATGTCGCTGCAACATACACACTCGACAAGCCGATTCTTCAGGGGTTGAAGGTCAAGTCGTCCACGGCCCAGCACGATCTCGGTTTCGCGGTGAGCAGTACGGACGGGCGCGAATATACGTACGCGCTTCATTCAACCAATACGACCGCAGCCTCCGCCGTGACCTACCCTGCGTTCCTGATCCAGGGCGGGACGTACGACGGGTGGTCGGTCACTACTACACACGACGCGGACTTGGGTCGCAACTTCGCGGGCGTCCTCTGTTCTTCGGACACCGTGGGGGGCAACTACCTGTGGGTGCAGACCAAGGGTTATGTGCCCAGTTGTCTGCTCTCCACGTCCGTGTCAGCCGAAGATTCGCTCACGTGCGCGGAGGCCGGGATGCTGACGCAGTTCCTCAGCACGGCGGTTTCAACCAGCGTGGCCGGCGTCACTTTCGACCTGACCAACGCCGCCGATGTCGGCGTTGCCCTGGAGGCGGACAGTTCCGGCCTTGGCGACGCGATTCTGAAGTAACACAACGGGGCGGGGCCGTTGGGGGGCGGCCCCGCCCGTTTGTCCAGGAAGACACCATGGTAGATGATCTGTCCAAATTTGAAACCTCCCGCATTACGATAGAAGATGTGACTCGGCAGTACCCGATCCGCGACTTGCCGAGATACGATAAGGCCGTATACGGCGGGCCGGTGTTGGCGCTCGGGCAGGCGGTGTATGAGGCCCAACCGGCAAAAGCCGCGATGAATCGTCAACGGCTTATCGAGTCGATAACGCGGAGTTTTGCGCCGGGCAATTTGTGGCTGTTGCCCATGTACGAGCGCCAGACCTACCCCTACGCGGTGTATTGGCCCTTGGCGAGCGCCTTCGCCATGGAACGCAAGCAGGGCCGCCGATTCGATTGGTATTTGTGGGCCGATGACGATGCGCTGTTCGCCGCCGACGATGTGTTGGCCTTGTCCAAGGCCGCCGCCGAGAACAACCTGCTCTTTGTCGCGGCCGTCCCGTACGACCGGCTTCCGCCCCATAGCCCGTCGGTGGTCGAGGATGTCGAAGGCAAGCCCTACAAGTGGGTCAAGGCCCCGAAGTCCGGGACCCACCCGGTGAAGATGACCGGGTTCATGCTCTGCCTGTTCCATCGCTCCGTGTTTGAGTTGGTGCCCGAACCGTGGTTTGGGATTTGCGGCCCGTCGAAAGGTTTCTCCGGGGTGGCCCCCGATTGGTGGTGGTCGGTGCAGATGGCGAAGGCGGGGTTACAGCCGTGGGTATGCTGTGATACGGACGTGACGCACCTGACGACACGCGGGGAGATCAATCGCGAGTTCTCCGAACAGTTCCTCGCCGAGCACGATCCGACCGAGGGACAGATTGTCAATGACCGGACCCAGCATACGCTGAGTACGGGGGCCGTTGTCGTCGAGCCCCCGGCTTACCAGGACGGGAGGTCCTGATGAACTGGTCCCACGCCTCGGTCGTCATCCTGACCTGCGAACGCGACCGCGAGATGGTCGAACTGGCAAGGCGGGGAATCGAACTGTTCTGGCCCGGCGCCAACGTATGTCTCTTGTGGGACACCGACACGGCCACGGAAACCGAATTGCCCGGCGACGTGAGAGACGTGGTGCGGGAAGTGCCGTATCTGCGGAAGGTGTTCGACCTTCCCTACATCGCGCCAACGGATCAACTGTACTGCCTCGACAGTGATTGCTTCACTTGCGCCGAGCCCGTGGACTGGGCGCCGGCCGCCCACAACGCCGTAGGCCCCGGCAGTATGGGCAAGGTGTGGCTCCAGCAGGCCTCTGAGGTGTGGCAATCCCTCGGGCGGCCCGCGCTACCCCAGGATCACCTGTTCTGCGGGGGTTGCTGGTCCGCTTCTCGCGAAGAGATGTTCGGTGGGGACCGTCGCGAACTGGCGATCGAGTATGTGCGAGAGTGTGTGCGAAGGGGATATCACAAGACCCAGTACCCCGGCCCGGTCTGCGAACAAGGCCTGTTAAACGGCTTGTGGCACACGCGATATGTAGACACCCACCTGATATACGAGCGGTATCCCCTGTACGTCCCCAAGCCGAACATGACGATCTACCATTTGAGCGACACCGCCCGCTCGGAACGCGGCCCCGAGATGTTGGCCCGCTATCGTCGGCTTCTTGCCCTCAAGGAACAATCATGCGAGTCAGTATAGTCATCCCCTGCCACAACCAAGGCAAGTACCTCAGGTGCGCCGCCGAGAGCGCCTTGCTTCAGTCCGGCCCGGTCCATGAGATCATCATTGTCGATGACTTCAGCACCGACGACACCAGGCGCGTGGCCGAAGAAATCATCGCGGAGAATCCGTTCCGCCAGATTGTCCTGATAGTATCAGACGAGCAATCAGGACTATCCGCCAGCCGCAACGCGGCCATCAATCATGCCCGCGGCGACGTTATCCTGCCCCTGGACGCCGACGATTGGCTCCACCCGCTTTATGTCGAGCGCGCCGCGGCTGCAATGCGTAACGCCAAGGCCGACGTTGTGCATACCGACTATATCAGGTTCGGGCTATCGGCCGGCGCCGTACGCATGGGTCCGGTGAATCCGAGCCTGTTGCCGCTGTCCAATCGGCTGGGTTACTGTTCTCTGTTCACGAAGGACCTCTGGAAGACCGTGGGGGGCTATCCCGCGAACTTTCCTGACATGGGGTACGAAGATTGGGAGTTCTGGATTGCGGCGAAGGACGCGAATTTCAGCTACGTCCCGGAGTACCTGTGGTTCTATCGCGTCCGCGGGGGAACCATGGCGCAGCACGCCCTCGACAATCACGACTTCCTCATGTCGCGGATCATTACCCGCCACCCGGATCTGTACGCAGACGAAACGGTGATGTGGGCTACAGGGGTCATGGAGGGCCGCGAATGAAACGCCTCGTGATGAGCATGGGAGTAGGCGGCGAGTTCCCCGCCGGCGTGAGGCGCCTCGAGGCGGGCCTTGTCGCGAATGAATATAAAGGGGATACCTGGCTCTTCGACGCATACCCGCCGGACTGCCCGACACATAAAGAAATACCCTATGGGTTCAAGCCATGGCTGTTCAGGCACGCGCGCGAGTTGGGTTATGAGCAAGTGTTGTGGATGGACGCCGCGTGTGTGCCCGTTCGGCCGCTCGGCGGGTTGTGGCGGGACTTGCAGCGCGACGGCTGCGCGTTCCCGTGGTCGCACTGGTCGATAGGCCAGTGGTGTTCCGACGCAGCCCTGGAGACCATGGAAATCACCCGCGAGCAGGCGATGGCGATGTGTCCCTCCATGTGGGCGTGTGTCCTCGGGCTGGACTTCCGCCACGACGTGGCGAGCGAGTTCCTTGCTAAATGGTACGAGAAGTCGGTGGACGGGAAGAGCTTTCGCGGAGCGTGGACCAACGACAATCAGGAGGTATCCACGGACCCCCGCGTCACCGGCCACAGACACGACCAGACCATCGCAACGATACTGGCCTACAAGCTCGGGATGCCGTTCAACCACCATGTTGTCTTGTATGACGCCGGGAATATCATGCCGTTGCGCGGGCATGACCGGCGGTTGCGGCTGCCCGACTTCCCGACCCCCATCCTGGCCAATCATAACGTGAAGGGGAACGGATGACCCTCCAGACGATCATTGTAAGCAAGGACCGCCCGGCCCAACTGGAACTGCTGTTGCGTTCCGATGTTCGCTTCTCTCCGAAACGCCGGGTCGCCGTGCTGTGGAAGACGACCTACCCGGATTCGTGCGATGGGTACGAACAGCTTCGCAAGCGATATGCGGACGTGGAGTGGCGAGAGGAGGCTGACTTCGTTGAAGACATGGTCGCCATGGTTGACCCCGAAATCGAGTTGAGCCAGTTCATGGTGGATGACGATGTATTCATCGCGCCATGGACATTAAACGATCCCCCGACAGCCCTGTTGCGCAACTCGCCCGACGTTATGGGCGCCGCCCCGCGCATGGCGCCGCACATGGATTACTGCTACACGCTGAACATCATCACGCCGCCCCCCGTGTTTCTGGCCGGCAGGCAATGGTTGTGGCCGGGGCTTGAGGGGGACTGGGGCTATCCCAATTCGGTAGACGGGAACATTTACCGCACGGCGGATATTTGGGGGCGCATACAGGCGAGGGAATACCGGACGCCCAACCAATTTGAGCCGGCGCTTCGCCTCGCGATGAACCGTCCCTTGATGGTGTGCTGGGATCGCCAAGTCATCTTGAACATCCCGGCCAACAGCGTTCAGGACGCCGCCTGGGAGAACCGCAACGGGTGCGACGACCCTAGGGCCATGACCAGGAGATGGCTTGCCGGGGAGCAAATCGCCCTGGATCCGCTGGTTGCAGGGACATACCGCTCACCCCACGTCGGATTGTCCTACACATGGGAACATCGCTGACCATTCACGGCAAGGGGGGGCACGGTCGCGTCGTCGCCGCCGCCGTACGGCTGACCGGGCGGGAGGTGCGGTTCACCGATGATGCGGGATGCACGTTCCCGGACAAGGACGCCGAGGCGATTATCGCCATCGGGGACAACAGGGTTCGGCGGATGCGCGATTCGGGCACGCTCGCGACAGTGGTGCATCCCACGGCATTCGTAGACGGATCGGCGATACTGGGGTCCGGGGTATTTGTCGGGCCGTTTGCCCTGGTGCACGTAGGCGCAAAGGTGGGCCGGGGGGCAATCGTCAACTCGGGGGCCATAGTCGAGCACGACTGTGTTGTTGGCGATTGGGCCCACCTGGCGCCCGCCGCCGTGCTCTGCGGAACCGTGACCGTGGGCGAAGGGGCATGGGTGGGGGCTAACGCGGTCGTCAGGGAGGGGCTTCGCATAGCGCCGTGGGCCGTTATCGGGTGCGGCTCGGTGGTCATTCGGGACATCGCCGAACCGGGCGTCTACGTAGGCAACCCGGCCAGGAGGGTGAAATGAGATTCTACGAGAGAAAATCGGTCGTCGCGGCCTATTGGCTGCTGCGTTTCGTGGCCGTTACGGTCCTGTGGCTGTGGTTGTTCTGGCCGTTTCGGTCGTTGCGCACGGCGATGTAACGGAGGGGGATAAGCCCGACCGGGTGCGGTGTCTTCCTGATTCCGCCCCGGTCGGCGCTTTCTAGGAGAAGAGTATGGCTGCACTTACGGTTAGTACGGCGAAGGATTCGCCCCGCGTGTCCAGCGTGGCAAACGTGGTCTTGGTCAGCGGCGCGGGTGGCGACGCTACGGAAGTCATCGCGGCCGGTGCGACGGGCTATCAGCATGTCGTGACGCGGTGCCATATCTCGTGGGACGGCGGCGGCGCCGAGAACATCGCAGTGAAGTCCGGCAGTACAACCATTCACACCATCTACCTCCCGGCCACCGCGTGCAATTTCGACATTCCGCCGGGTCTGATTTACACGGCGGCCGCCGAGGCGTTGAATTTCGACAAGAGCGCCGCCACCGGAATCCTCAGCGCCATCATCGAGTACGTCACCGTCGAGTTCGGCGATTACGTAGGTATCGTCTGATGGCGACTACGTACGGACGCACCATCGCCCAGTTGGAGGCGATCATTGCCGACAAGGTGAAGCTGGACGTCTCCGATTCCGACGAGTTGTCTCGGATCGACGAGGCGATTACCGCCGCCGGCCAGGCCGCCTGCCTGTGGGAAGGGCGCAAGTGGTGGTGGCTGTATGGAACGAGCAACTTCGACACCGTCGCCGACACCGCGTCGTACGCTCTGCATACCGTAAACACAAACGCCATGGCCTCGCTGTGGTCCGTGGAACGCCTCTACATGGAGGACGACTGGCCGCTGGTCCCCATGTCCTGGAAGAACTACCGCGATTCGGCCGCGTTGAACAGTCAGACGGGCAAGTCCAACCGCTACGTCATCGTCGGCGGCTCGCCGACGGCCTATCTGTGGCCCACGCCGGACGACGCCTACACGGTGTACGTGGACTACATCAAGCGGCACTGCAACATCATCAACGGGACCAGCAGCGATTCGGACCTGATCGTACCCGACGTGTTCCACCTGTCGGTCTACGTGGACGGCGCGGTCTGGCTGCTGCGCAACGGCGTAGCGGACCCGGTGGGGCTTCGCAATTCTTCCGCTTTCGTGGACGCGATGCGGCGCATGGCCGAGGCGGCCCCCGGCGGATACGAGGACCTGTCGGCGGTCAACCGTCACCCCGACGCGCAGCCCGGGACCTGGCCGCACAACCAGCACGTAATTGAGATAGGCGACGGGACGATCGTCGTGGGAGATCCGAGCTAATGGCGGTTACGCCCACGCTCATGCGAGATTCGCAGTTCGACGGCGAACGCGACACCTTGAGCGAGCAGACGCTTCACCGGACCTACAACATCGGGAACGCGGGCACACTCGCGGACGTGAGCCTCAACCGCGGCGACGCTCTGCCCGAGGACGCCACGGCCGAGATTGTCGAGTCGTGGATTGACACCGGGAAGAATGGTCGGGTAGCGCGGGTTATCGCCCGCAAGCCGTACTACGAGACGGGGGGGGGATAGAATGGCGGGCTCCTGGTATGAGGTGACGGGTTCGCGGCAGATTGACGAAGATATCGGCGCCATCGACTACACTATCACATTCGAGGCCGCCAGGACGGAAGATTCCCCGGCGCTCGGCCAGACCTACGCCGAGGTCGCCGTCGCCGGAGGAACGGCCGTTCCCTCTACGGGTTTGGTGGCTGCGCCTGAAGTGGTCCAGGTAGGGCGCCGCCTGAAAGTCGGCGGTGGGACCAAGAGCCGGATCGTTGTACGGTTCCGGGGCATCAAGGCGGACGCCACATAATGGCTGACGGTTGGGGCTATATCCGGGGCTACAGGCGCGCACAGCAGCTTGCCAAGGATAAGTGGGTGGCCGTACGCGGGTACTGGGCGACCCATGCGAAGGCCGCGGCGGTGTCGCAGTCCCTCATCGGCCAGAGATACCACGACCGGGGCATAGGCAAGTACGCCCCGACATGCGTTCGCGTGGACATCCAGGAAAATATGCGGGGCTTCGCGAACAAGGCCCTGCTCCTGGCGCATTACGAGACGCTCCGGCCGACAACCGAGGGCAAGCTGATTATCAGGCGGCGCAGCAGCGACACGCGAACCCGCGAGGATCTACAGAACCACGTCATTCAGGGGCCGGACGCTGACACCGGCTGGGAATGGGAGGTGGTTCGCGGCAGCCCGTACACGATTCGGGCCGGCGCAACGTACATTCTCCAGACGGCGTGTTGGGTGTCGCGGATCGGTTGGGATATCGCTCGGCTTGCCGCGTCTCGTCGCGGGAAGATCAACCGCAATCACATGCGGAACTTCCCCGGCACGTCGCCGTACACGCTGCTATACTTGGGGATCGAGACCGACAACACGGTCATGGTTGACCGCGTGTACGTTGACCACGTCTTCCTCTACAACGGACGCGGCTGGAACAATGACCTACAGGTCCAAAAGGGCGTGCGGAAAACAAAGCAGTACCCCGTGCTGGATGCTGAGGATCAGCCGGTGTTGAACGATCAGGGCAACGTCGTGACCCGCCCCGTCCGCGTGTTCGCCCCGGCGCAGGAGGTGGCTTCGACCCGCACGGATTACGTCACAACCTACGGCGACCCGGTTACCACCTACACGTACAAGGACGCGAAGCCCGAGAGCCGGATGCTCTACCAGACGGCCGACTTCGGGGACTTGGACAAGATGGTCGTTTGGTGACTAGCGGCGGCGCATGGCTTGCTCAGCGACGGCGGCTAGGGTGCTGGGCATAGGTCTCATACTGAGGGCTCGCGCCTGGAAGAATGCGCCCGACCTCTGCGGTGTGACCATCCAAAACGTACACGGCTCCGTCCGGCCCGACGGACATCGCAGTGTATCGCGGAGGCGTCGGGGGAGCCGGTGCAATAGGGGGTGGCCCATACGGTGCGTGTACCGTTATCTCTTGCGGCAGTTGCGGTGCTCTGTAGGTGTCATCAACAATGTGGATTGGGTTGTCCTGAGTCTGCGCGGTACTCTCGCCGTTGAGCAGCACGGCTAGTGCCAACCCCACGATCAGCCCCACGATAACGGATTTGATGTCTAGTTTCATGGTTTGACCTCCCTGAAACCATTTTCCCAGGATCGTCACCGATTGTCAATGATATTCGACTGGCTGAAACGCAAACTGTCGCGCCGACCGGAACCCCAGCCGGAGCCCGCGCCGGAACCGGAATTGGAGGATATGCCGGAGGAGCCCGGTGATTCGCCGGAACTGGACGACCTCGGCGAACCTGAAGAGTTGACGCTTGAAGAACTGGGAATCGAGGCTGCCGACCTGCCGCCCCTGGAGTTCCCCGATCCTCCTGCATTTGGCGAACGGGCCGAGTACACGCCGACCCAACCCGAAATCGCGGGCCTGACGGCCGAGGAGGTTCGCGATGAGCTTCACGCCTACATGAAGCGCCCGGTGTTGCTGCCGGACGACACGGCTTCAACCGGCGGGTTCCGGGCGGCCTTGGGCGTTCCCGTTGCGACGGGCCTACAGACCCCCAACGGCACGAATTGCAAGTGGTCGTATGTCGCGCACCGCGTGCGGATGGTGGCCGCGAACGGCGACGCCAACGATTGGCAGGAATACGGCGACGAGTTCGCGCTCCGCAACAGATACGAGGCGAAGAACACCACGCTCAGTATTTGCCTCGGGTTGCCCACCAGCGCGCTGGACTACGACAGCGACGGGACCGACGAGTTCTATCCGCTGCCGATCCCCGAGGGGACCATCGTAGACGTGAAGGTGGACATGCTCAACGGGGAACCGCAGTATAGTTTCTCGGAGCCGAACACCATCGCCGGGGGGTGTTAGGTGTCCTACCGGCGAGTGGTGGCGTGTTGTGGCGGCCCGCGTGATTTTTGCTGGTTGTGCCACAACGCCCACCCACGCGCCATCATTACCGAGACATGCGAGCCGGAACGACCCATATGTTGGAATGCTGGTCGGCCCATTCCGGGGGAATACGTAGAGGCGACCGTCGGTTACGGCACGGCAACCGGCGAGCACTTTGACGGCAACACCTACGAGAGCCGATGCTGGTGGCGATTGATCCGGCCGGACCCACTCTGGTATGAGCCGTGGTTATGCTCGTATTTAACAATCTACTACATCAGGGAGATCGGCCGATGGGATGCGCTGTTGCACGACTATAGTGCAGACCCGACAACGGGATTCGGCTGCTATTACAAAGGTACCGGACTCCCGATCACGTGTTCCACGGGGCGACTTCACGGGTCGTTTGAACTAGAGGGATACTACGTCCGGACCGGCGCGCCGTGGTGCACCAACGTCGGGTGCGCGGTGGCGGTTACGTTCACATGACAGCGACACCCGCAGCATGCGCAAGCCGCCTGCATTGCGCCGCGTGCCGGGCGGACGCCGCGCAGCGACGCGCCTGTGGCTTACCCGAAAAGTGCCCGCACGGCTTCACGGCCGACAAGCTTCCGCAGATTGAGCGTGTGCCGCCGGACCCGCGCGTGGGGATATGCGCGGCCTGCCCGCGCCTGGCGCACTGTCAGGCGGTAGCCAAGGCCGGCTGCTGCGGATCATACGAACCTATACACATTCTTACGGATTGCCCGGAGGGGCTATTCCCACAGGGGGGACTAGATGGCGACTTTGATTTGGACCGGAGCGACTGACGGAGTATTCGGGACAGCAACCAACTGGCTTGTCGAATCGACGGGGGCCGTGTCCGAGGCCGCACCGGCGACGGACGACAACATCATTATCCCGAACGATGCGAATGTCTCTCAGGACATCGTCGGCGACGACCACAACGACGTATTCATCGACAAGTTCATCATCGAGGACGGCTGCTCGCTGAACATCGGAACCCCGCAAGAGCCGCTGCGGCTGGGGGCGAAAGACGCCGCCGACTGGACGTGGGGCGGCGACGGCGAATACCACATCCAGGTCGCCGCGAACACCGCGGGGGTTGATGAGATCGCGATCCAGGGTGCAGGCGCCTATCACCTCGCATCCTACTCCGGCGAACGCCTGGCGGACGATCTGAACATCACCAACGCGGCCGCCACGGTCTACGTAGCGTGGCGGGACAGCGAGACGGCCGTTATCGACACAAAGATTGTGTCGGCGGGGACGTTGTACCTGGGTACGTCAGTGGCGACCGGAGACCCCGCGGCCATTACGCTTGTGCTCACCGGCGGAACGTGCGTGAGCAAGTGCGGCTTAGCGGCCGTGACGAACACCGGCGCGACGCACACCCACTATGCCGGGACGATCACCGCGGCGACGATGTACGATGGGACGTTGTATCTCGTCGGCGGCGAACTCGATACCGCTCACATCTACAGCGGCGGCGCCGTGGATCTGACGAAGGCCACGTCGGCGCTGACGGTATCGACGGTCAACGTGCACGGCTCGGGTGCGTTCAATGACCCCGATAGCCGCGCATCGGCCGGAACGATTATCAACGTCTACGGCGCAAGCAGCGCCGCCACCATTGACACAGGGGAGACTCAGGGCTTTACCACCGGCACTATCTAAAGAGGGGAGTAAATGTCTACATGTATTTGGACGGGGCGGGGGAATGGCGCGTGGGATAACGCGGACAATTGGAACACTAACACAGTTCCGGTTACAAATGATGCCGTTATCATCCCATCGGACGCTACAAGGAACATCGACGCCGGCTTGGCCCAAAGCGATGTGGATCTTCTGTGGTTTACGATCGCGGACGGGTGTACCATCAACATCGGAGCGAACGGCAAGCCGTTGCAGATTGGATCGGTCGGGAACGCCAAGTGGACCTGGGGGGGTACGGGGACCTACCACATGGAGGTGGCCGGCGAGAACTCCGGGGGGTCAATCACCGTGCGCGGGTCCGGAACCCATTATGTTGATTGCTATGCCTCGGAAGAACTGGCGGACAATTTCTATCTGAATCACTCCGGGGCCACGGTGTACCTGGCGTGGAAACCGAACACGGCGTGTCGGATCGATCATATCTGGAATACCGCCGGGGGGACCCTGTATCTCGGGACTGACCTGTGGGACACGGCCGGGCTGAACAACCCGGACCTTACGGCTCTCGGCGGGACAACGACCACGATGGGCGGCATCAAAACGCTGACCGTGCGCAACGGCGCAGTGGTCAATCTGGACGGGACAGCATCCGGGCTGGTGACAGGCAACATCTACAATGGCCGGCTGAACATCAAGACCGCGGCGGCTGGCGACACCATCGCGACGGTGAATATTCACACGGACGGCATTGTAGACCTGTCGGCTTGCCGTGGGCTGGCGCAGAAAATCACCACGGTCAACATGTACGGGCCGGGCACGTTCAGTGACCCCGACAACGCCAATCCAACAGGAACGGTTTTCAATCTGTACGGCGCATCTTTGGGAAGCGCAACGGTTAACTGGGGCCACAATCGTAAGATCACCACGGCCGCAGCGGCGTAACAATAAAAGGTGGCCCCCGCGTAGTACGAGATCCAGCGGGGGCCGTGGCATGTTCTGTGGAGGAAACCATGCCACGGGTAATTATACCACAATCCCCTGCGCATCGCCTCACAAAATCTCCCCAAAATGCCGCAAGCGTTAGGAGGGTTCCATGGCACTGAAACGGGGCCGAAGGCGTGACGTAGTGGCCGAGATGCAGCGGCTTCAGCAGCAGACTGAGCAGCGTTCGCGGCCCCAGCCACAGACTGAGCAGCGTTCGCGGCCCCAGCCACAGCCGAACATGGTCCAAGCACAGGCCGGACAAGCGAGGGCGATGCCCACCATGCCCGCGCCGCAGATCCCCGAACACTGGCGCCCGCTCAATCAGATGCGATTGGCGGCCGGCCAGCCGGTGTCCGCCTTCGGCGGCACGCGCGCCACGCAGGAGCAGCGGTACGCCTACAACCGCTACCGGCTGGACCAGCGGGCGGCAGGCGAATCCATAGACTCGTTCATGCAGTGGCGGTCGCGGCAGAAGGGGGCGATGGGCTTCAACTGGGGGGCTGTGGCGCCGACGGCCGAGGGCGCGATGGCCGCGAGGGCGCAACTGGACAATATCCGCCTGCAAGAGCAGATCGAGGCGATTGAGGATACGGGCGGGGCCGACTACTACAACAGCCTGGCCGGGGTCTACGCCAGGGCGGGCAAGCCGGAGCAGGCCGAGGCTGCGCGGACCCAGGCGTTCGCGCTTCGCAAGATGACGCTGGAGGCCGGGCACAAGGCCGAGGCCGACAAGCGGGCAATCGCGGCGGACACCGCCAAGCAGACGGCCCAACTGGAACACGACAGGAAGGAGTTGGATTTCGCGCGGGAGAAGTTCGACCGGGAGATGGTGCTTGCCCGCGAGAAGCTGGAGAACGCCCTGAAGGTCGCCGCGGTGAAGGCCGAGGCGGGCACAGTCAAAGATCGCCGCGACACGCAACTGGCCCAGTTGAATAAGGGGGCGGATCGGCTGGAGAAGCGGGCACAGTTGCATTGGGACCGATACCACGCACTGCAAGACGAATACCGGACGCAGGCGGCCAAGAAGAAGGTGAAGCGCGACGACCTACACCGGATCAGACTGGAGATGGCCCAAGAGAAGGCGCGGCTTGGCGCAATCTTCGCCTCTCGCGAGAAGCTTACCGAACAGATCGCCGGCCTTGTCGGGGAGGGGGGCGATACTGAACCTGACGGCGCCGAAGTCACCGCCACCAATCCTGACACGGGCGAACGGCTTGTGTGGCGCAACGGCAAGTGGGAGCCGCTTCAGTGACGCCCCCGCCCGGATTTGTGATTGACCCGCCGAAAGGGTTTGTGCTGGACGCGCCTACGCCGGAGCCGCCTCGCGGCTTTGTGCTGGATGCCGCCCCGGCAAAACGCGCGCCGGCGAGAAAGGCGCCCGTGAAGCCCGCGCCGACCCATAGCCCAGGTTGGGAGCCATACACAGGCTACGCCCTACAGGAAACCCTCAAGGCCCGGAAGACGCCCCCCCTCTCGTGGCCGGAGCCCGAAGGGTTCACGGTAGGCGAAACCACCAAGCCGGGCAAGCCGGTGGAGATACCCAAGGGCGTGTTCCCGGCCCTGTCGGGCCTCACCCAGGCCGAACTGCTGACGGAAGCGGCGAAGCAAATCCAAGAGCGCAGACGGGAGCGCCAGACGCCGCCGGAAGAGCGGCGGGTACGGGAACTTCGACGGCAGGGTCTCGATGCCGTAACGGGCGCTGCTCCTGTGCCGATGGCGCCGAGTGCGGGGCCGGTCTACATCGACGGCAAACCGGTCCATCTTGACGAGATTCCGACGGAACAGCGGTATGTCGGTGACGAGAACCTGCCCTACGGCGCGATGGACCCGTACATTGCGGCGGCGGCGGCCGCGCGATACGGCAAGACGCCGCCGACGCCGACGCTCGGCGCGCTGGCCGAATTGTATAGCCCATACTCGGCGGAAATCCCCGAGACCCCGCCGGCTGATGAATGGGCAGAACGCGGGAAGATCGGCGCTGGAGAGGCGCTGTCGCGCGAGGGCGTGCCGGTGCCCTTTGATTTTGGCCCGACGATTCGAGAGGGCCGGGTGTATGCGGCCGTCAGCCGGCTCCAGTACGCCGCGCAGCACCCTGACGAATACCCCGATTACCCGGAGCGCGCCGCCGATGTGGACTTGGTGGAGCGGTACATACTGGACCGATATCACCGGCAAGCCAGAGGGACCACGCTGGGGGGCAAGGTGGCCGCCGGGGTATCACAACTCCCGGCGTGGATGGCGGAATTTCTGCTCACCGGGGGAGCAGCCGCGTTGGGGCGCGCCGGGGCGCGGAAACTCGCGGGGAAGGCCGCAGGTTCCCTTGTCAAGCGCAAGGTCGGCCAACTGGCGGCGAAGGGAGCCGGATGGTTGGGGGCGGGGATACTGCGAACGGTCGCCATGCCTCACCGGGTAGGAGAGGCGTATTTCCAAAGCCGCTTGCCTGAGGGCATGGCTGTTACCCCCGAGGGCGATCTGATGGTTGCGGGGGCCGGGGACGCCCCGGCGACGGCGTTCATGCGCGCGTTTGGTAATGTGTTGGTTGAGGCCATGTCGGAAGAGGCCGGGGCTGCCCTTGCGGGCGGCGCAAGCGCAGTGGCCGGGAAGGCGTTGGCGAAGTTCCCCAAAGCGAAAGCGGCATTGGGCCGCGTGGGGCGAGTGCTACGCGCCGCCGTTCCTGGGGACAAGTGGGACAACTGGGCGAAAGCGGGGTTCAACCGGGCGGGATACGATGGCTTACTTGGCGAAATGGGCGAAGAGCAATTGGCCCGGCTAATGCACGCGGCGTTTGGAACGGAAACGGATTTGCGGGGGATGGACCTGTTCGAGCGTTTCGTGGCTAGTGTTCCCAGCGGGGAAGACCTGTTGGCCGAACTGGCGGTTCTGAGCGTACCGGGCGCTGCTCGGATGGCCGCGGCTCGTGTCGGACAGGCGGTTTCGGGACCGGCACAATTACCCGCCGAGGCGGCGCCCGCGGCGCGCCGCCGCTATTCCGCCGACCTGACCCCCGCCGAGCAAAGGACCGTCACGCCGGCAGAAGGGGAAGGGTTCGGGCCGGTGCAGGCCGAAGCGGCCGTTCAACCGGAAGGAGAACTGTATGCCGTACCGAAGCGAGAAGCAGCGGAGGCGCCTTCACGCGAAGCACCCGAAGCTGGCGCGGAAGTGGGACGAGAAGTACGGCGGCAAGGTGCACAAGAAGCGGAAGAAGAAGTAGGCGAGATTGCGCCTGAGGGGCATCCGGATGATG